CCTCGGTCACCAGTTCGTGTATCCAGCGCCAGCGGCCCCGCACATCACGCTGACCGAACACAGCCGCCGGCGTCAGGCCGAAGTCGATGCCGATCACAACCGGGGTGCCATCCAGCACCTCGATGGACTCCTTCGCAACGTGCAGGTGGTCGCGAAACTCGGGATAGACCGGACGCCCCTCACTAATGAATCCGTACTCGCCGTCGACGTAAACCGCGATCCACTCATCGTCCTTGCCGGCCTGCAGCCGATCATAATAACGATCGGGCAGGTTCTCGAGGTTCTCCGCATCCGCCCCCCGGCCACTTGGCTGCCGGAACAGACGCCAGCCATCGGGTGCTACTTCCTCGAACAACCGATACCACCAGTGGTCGCTGTCCGGCGGGTTGGTATCCATGATGACCCCGAGCCAGGTCGGCCCGCCTTCGCGCTTGGATGGGTATCTGCCGACACGGCCCTGCAGCATATCAACCACTGCCCGGGGTACTTCCCTGGCCTCGTTGACCCAGGCGCCGGTCAGCTCGAGCGACAGTAGTTTCTTGACATCGGCCGGTCGGTCCAGCGCACGGAACAGCAGCTCGGCCTCGACGTCGGCGAACTTGATCCGGTGCACCATATCCTGATTGACAAAATCACCCACATCGTCGAACCAGTCCAGCCAGGTCTTGACTGTCGTATCGCTCAACTCGCGGTAGGTATTGCGGACCACAGCCCAGCGGCTGCGGCGTATGCCGTCCGGTCCAGGCTCTTGCTCTTGGAGGCGTCTGAACAACTCCCAGCAGCAGGCGGTGCTCTTCCCCGATCCGACCGGACCCATCACACCCCGAACAAAGGAGTCATCCTGGTGAAAGGTCCAGAGCGCAGGCGATGCCTGGTATCTAATCTCCTTCTTTTCTTTCAACATCCGGCGGCATCATCACAAACTTAACCCCCTGCGGGGTGGTGACTTCCCGTTTGTCCACCAGGAGGCCGTGCAGTTTGGCCTTGCCCATGATGGCCTGCACTGCAGGACCCGCTGCCCTATCTTCCATTGCCAGGCGGCGGGCATCTTCGAGCTCGGTGGTGATGGTGTCCACACTCGTCCTATGCCGTTCTAAGAGCTCGCCGCGCAGCTCGGCTATGCGGGCACTGGTGCCAGGGTGATCGTTAGCGAGTTTGCACGCCGCGACCTTCACACTGTCGTCGCTCATATTCTCAGCGTCATAAGCGATGCGGTAGGCGACTGACAGCTTGCCACCGTTCTCGACGACTGTCTGGGCGAATCTTTCCTGTTTTATCGTGAGGTCGTTCACGATACGGATTGTATCGTTACGAGCATCCCGCCGCCTGGGATCATCGCCCCACGGATGATGGCGAGCTTGTCGACCTGACTGTCGTCAGCGAATACGTTGGCGTGCTCGAGTGAGTCCAGGGTGCATTTCAGCAGGTTATCAATATCCCGCCGGCGTCGATCTGGAGGGTTGGCGACAATGGCAACATCGAGCCTGGTGTCTGGGTAGAAGTACCCGGCGCCTTGCGTTAAAACCTTCACCGCCTCCCGATAGGCGACACCCTTGGCCGAGATATATATCCGCCCCTTTGCCATACGCCAGTAATTATTGACCGACGGCGGCCAGGGCAAACTTAGTTGCACGACTTCGGCCGGCCTACCTGGCGATCATCGATAAAGACCCGCTCGTAAATCTCATGGCTGGCGGTGAACTTGATCGGCGGCGTCACTGTGATGCCCTCGCGCTCTACGAAATCTTCGAACTCTAGGCAGGCCAGTTGCTGGTGCTTGCAGCGCCACCACCACCAGCAGCCCAGGTCGCAGGGACCGAGCACCATTGGCGTGCGGCGCTGCAGATCACGGACGCCTGGCACTGCCCTCGCTTTTGCGCAGTTTGAGCAAAGAGATGCCGAACTTGCACTCGAACCACTCGCTCCAGGTGTGCCGGCCTGATGGTGTGCGTTGATTGCGGATCGGCCACACCCGGCGAGCCGCGCATAGCCTCATGTGCCGCCACTCAGGATCGTCCATGCTGCTGCAGCCACTGCTGGTACTTGCCCATTGCCAATGGCTTTAAGTCTGTCCACCCGATGGGCCACCCTATGAGCCACTCGACCCAGTTCGGGTTCAATTGCCCACCAGTCGGGCTTCCGTCCGAATTCCGCTCCGTCTTCACCGCCCCAGCAAGATTCGGCTCCACCTTCTGTACGCCTTTGCGGGTCTTTGTCATGCGTGGATAAGTATTCCTTTCGTTCGCTTCCGGAGTCGGCCACATCCTGTGAGTTTCCAGAAACCCGCTCTCCACCTCCTGAGCCAGACTCCCGCTGTTCCCGAACTTGAACTCGTCCTTCTTCATGTTCCCCGTGTAGGCATCCGCTGCGCTCGGGGTCTTGGCTGGTCGCCTTGATCCAGAGTCTTTTCCTTCGATGCGGTGCGCCCACATCGTCTGCTCCGAGCACACACCATCTCGCATCAAACCCTGCTTCGGCCAGCGCAGTGAGGATTTCGCCGAAGTACCCAGAACTAAGCAAACCTGGGACGTTCTCCAAGAATGCGTATCGGGGTCGAACATCGCGAATGCACTGGATCGTTTGCGGCCACTTATTCCTGTCGTCGTCTTGGCCTTTTTTCTTTCCTGCAACGCTGAATGGTTGGCAGGGAAAGCCTGCCGTAACCACGTCAACATATCCCTGGTATTTTTTAGCGGCACCGGACTTGATGAAGTCGTCAATATCCCCGAAGATCGGCGCTTCATCGAGGATGCCGTCCTTGATCCTCTGCGCGAGGATTTGCTGGCAGAATTTGTCCCACTCGATATATCCGACTGATCTCCATCCGAGCAGCCTGGTGCCGAGGACACCGCCCCCGGCCCCGGTGAACAGTGACAGCTCATTCAACCGGCGCTGTTATCGGAATTGTCGCTACGGTCGCTGTTGTCGCTGTTGTCGGACTCATCGTGAGCCTCACTGCACTCAGTCGTGCCGTCTGCGCCAGTGCAGACTTTCACACCACTGCCGACATCGACTTGGGTGCAGCCAGCCAAGGTAATGCAAAACAATGGGGCGAAACCCCAAAAATATTTACTTTTCATTAGTCCAAAACCTCAGTTTTCTCAAAGTGCCATTGCCACTGATATTCTGTGTCGGCAATAGTTGTGGATACATACGTTGAGCTGCAGCCCGCGAGCACCACGAGCACGATCGTCAGCACGACGCCGATAAAGATCAACGACTCCCAGCTCAGCCAGCCCTTCATGCCGCACACCGCAATAGCTTGCGGATTTTATGCAACTCGCCAGATACCAGGTCTGGATCAATCTCAGGTGCCGGCAACTGTGGTGTAGCCATTTGATGATACGGTGCCAGGCGCTCGGGTTTACACAAGTGCATAAACTCGGGCAGCGTAGGCGGCCACTCGAGCCCTTTATCAATCAACTTAGTGATGCCGTTTTTGATTTCATCCATACTATATTTGCCCAGGCCCTGCAGCCATAAATCCGCAGTGTCGGTTATTGTTCCGTTATCGTTTGCGCACGATCCCCACGCGCTGTGAAATCGATGGCCGTATATCTGTGCCATCCGCTGCCAGAAGCGCGTTATCACCCGGATTTGATGCGACTTCGGCAGCGAGGCGAGCTTCGACTCGTGCAGTGGCGGCAGCTGCTTGTTCGACAACACTGAGTTTTCTTCCATAATGTTTTCTCACTTCTCTAGTAGGACTAGGAGTAATAGATATAGGTTCTATACTGACAGGTTCTGTGTGACTTTCAGTCACAGGGGGGTGTGACTCTCGCGCACAGGGGGGGTGCAGACCAGGCATCACGATGTAGGTATTTGATCGGCTACTGCCATCATCGCGGAACCTATGGTGGATACGAATAAGACCCTTTCCAGACAGGCGTTTTATCGTGCGGTTGATTGTTTCCCTGGTTAACCCCGATCGTTTAGCGATGTAATTCTGAGAAGGCCAACACCTGCCAGTTTCATCATCGGCATGGTCAGCCAACAAAATCAGTACGAGCTTCTCGTTTGCCGGCAGACTAGTTGTTTCCAGAGCCGCTAGGATGCGACGTATGCTCATAGAGTGCTGACCCCTACCTTACCCACTACTAAATCGTGTTTGTCCCGTCACGGCGAACTCAGGGCCGCCAGGCCGGGTCTGGATAGATATCGGGCCGCATCTCGTGCGGCGACACCTGCCCTTCCGTCGCATGATATATCGGAAGCACCCGCTCGGCTGGTATCCGGCCTTTCCACTTGGTCACCGTCATCCGCGATACATCGAGCGCGGTGGCTAGTGCCGCCTGTGAGCCGAGAACCTGCTTTATTTTGTCTATGGGTTGCATGGGCAAACTATAATCTTTTTGGTTATTCTCGTCAATATTAAAGCATTTTTACGAAAGGGGGTTGTATCTCGTAACCCAATCGGTTATTCTCTAGGATCTTGGAGCAATAATAAGGAGAGCAACATGAAACCGAATTTCAACGGATGCACGTTACAAGACTTGGAAATTGAATGCCATCTTTGTACGCATCGCACAACGAACGGGAGCAACCCGATCTTGCTTAAAGAGGTCATAGAACTTCCTGACCCTGATGAATGGGCTGATGCAATCAAAGCGGGAAAACTAAAAGATAACAACGTCGTGATTGGTGACATCATCTGCATTTCATGTGGCGATGACCATAGCGGTGCATTTCATTGAGCACCCTCGCTCGCCGCACTGACCCCGACACTAGCCATCAGGCTGCGATCACTTTCGTGGCAGTCGGCAAGCACGCCAAGCAGATGGCTGAGGTGCTGAACACGCTGCGCCGGATCAACGCCTCCCGCGTGATGGTGACCAGCGCCGAACTCGCCGCCTACATGGGTGTAGATAGATACGTCACCGCCCGGCGTCTGCCGGACCTGCGCAAGCGCGGCCTGGTCGAGCAATGCCACAAAACGACCTGCACAGTTAACCGCACGCCAGCGGTCACATGGAGAGCGCTATGAATTCTTTTGCCCAAACCTGCTGGGACTGGTCAGCGATCAAAGTCGAGATCACTGACGCCATCGAAAAGATCTCTGAAGGATTTGCTGGTGATCCGGCAAAGGTCGAGGTCTATGTTGACCAAATCATTGGCGAGGCTGAAAAGCTCGCTAAACTGAAAGCGGACTTAGTTCTTCACTCGCGCTTACCGGCCTGCCTCACAGGCCAAGCGCGCCCCGGCGTGCAGCGTCGTCGGTACAAAAAGGGGGTTTCCTCCTCATCTTCCTTCCCCCCTCACGCTGCCATTTAAAGGCGTCGCCGGTGCCAAATAGCCCTAGGACAGCTAATCTGTGTAGGCCGGCATCGGCGGCGCCATTTTTTTAGGAGAGCATGATGAAAAATTTAGACAGAAAGACTTATATGGGCAGTTCCGATGCCGCGCCTGCCTGCGGCGTCAGCCCTTATGCGACCCCTCTTGATATCTATCTTGCCAAACGTGGTGAGCCCAACAACCTTGACAGCCTACCGCTGAGATTCGGCACGTTTAACGAGCCCTTTGTTCTCTCAGAATTTACTCGTGAAACAGGCCGCGAGGTCAGCGACTGCCAGGAACATTTTCGCCATCCAGAGTTTGCGTTCATTGGCGCAACAGTTGATGGCATCAGCGACGGTGCGGTAGTTGAGGCTAAAACCACATCGGTTGGGTTCGACACCCTGCCCGACCACATCGAGGTCCAGGTACAAGAACAACTGGCCTGCGCCGAAATGGAACTGGCCTTCGTGCCGGTGTTGATGCGCGGGCGCGACTTCAAGATTTTCGAGGTCCAGGCTGATGCCGACCTTCAGGAAATGATCTTGGAACGCATGGCGCGACTGTGGTTGCGCGTCCAAGAAGGCGACCCACCGCCCCCGATGAGTCCAGGCGACCTCAAGCGGCTATTCCCGCAAGACAAGGGCAGCGAGATGGTGGCCGACCAAACGCTCGTCGAGGCGGCGCAGAAACTGCGTGAAATCAAAACCAACCTTGCCAGCCTCGCTGACCAGAAAGCGGTTTTAGAAACCTCCATCCAGGGCGAGATGGGTGAGCACGCTGTGCTGGCTGACAGCGACGGCCATGTGATCGCTACCTGGAAGACCACCAAGGCGAGCAGTCGGTTTGATGCCAAGGTGTTCAAGGCCGCGCAGCCTGACGTTTATGCCGAATTCTGCAAGCCAGTTAATGGCTCGCGCAGATTCATATTGAAATAGGAGAAAAATGATGCAAAAGAAAATCGCTATGATGAGTCACGACCAGTTGACAGAGATCGCCCAAAAGATGGTCAAAGGCAAATTGCTAGGGTGTAATAGTGTTGAACAAGCAGTCGGTTTGATGCTGATCGCCCAGGCTGAAGGCAAGCACCCGGCAACTGTGGCGAAGGAATACCACATCATCAACGGTAAGCCGGCGCTGTCAGCCGAGGCTATGCTGGCCCGGTTTCAAGCCGCGGGCGGCTCGATTGAGTGGATCACAAAATCTGATACCGAGTGCTCGGCAAAATTTTCGCACCCACTAGGGAAATGCGAGATCACCTGGAACACCGCTCGCGCCAAGCAGGCAGAACTGCGCAGCCCAACGTGGAAAAAATATCCGCAGCAGATGCTGTCGGCCCGTGTGGTCAGTGAAGGCGTGCGATCGTGCTTCCCCGATTGTATCGAGGGTTTCTATGTAGTCGAAGAGCAAGAGGACATCCCCCCTGCGAAAGCGGAAGTGATCGAGATGCCCTTGAAAGAGCGCATCGCCAAGATTTCAGCCGACGATCTGCTGGTGCGTATTGACGAGGCGACTAACGAAGCCGACCTAAAGGCGATGGCCGAGGATGCCAAGACCCTGCCCGACGACGACAAGGCTCGGGTGCGGGATGCTTACCGAATGAAACGCGACGAACTCAACCACATTATCGAAGGTGAACTCGTCGTGCAGGAGCAAAATTGATACTAGACAAACAGAGTATGCTGGATCGAAATAAAACGATTGCGATCAGTGCGCTCAACGGTGCGACCTTGGAAAAGGTGGCAAGCGAGTTTCACATTACCAGGGAGCGTGTCCGTCAGATTGCCGCGAAAATGTTGCGAATCGCCTGCACTAAATTCCTTGGTCACTCATCGGGATATCCTGAATCAATCACGCTTAAAGCTATTCGTAAAAATGCCGCCTACTACACGGACGCTATTGCCAAATTGACAACGTCGGACTATTACAAAGACCCTTATAGCCCTTTTTTGGGCCAACACATCCGAGGACATAAGCTATGCCAATGAAACGAACCCACACACTTAAGGTCGCCGGCGGGACGTATCAGAAAGACGGTCAGGAGAAGACCCGCTGGCTCACTATCGGCGGCTTGCTGCGCGATGGCGATAAGATCAAAATCAAGCTCGACACGATCCCGGTTGGGGAGTTCACCGGCTGGGTGGAGGTGTTCCCGGTCGAGGAAAATCCGAATTACGGGGCCCCACAGAGTAATGCCGGCGAGCCCTTTGACGATGACATCGGCTTTTAGTGCAATGAAAAAAAAGTCTAGGAAACCTACTCTTGCGCGACTTCTCGCACTGCACCACACTGGACCACCCGACCATCCACTAACCCACAAGCCGAACACCTTGATAGGTGACGGCAATAAACACACGGATGGCGCGACAAAACAAACTTATATGGATAATCAGTACGACGGTGAGTGGGGACCAGATGGTGCCGCTGGACCGTGATTTTCATGTCCCATTATGGGACTCGCACACCCATATCATGTCCCATAAAAGGTTTCTATGTGATGATAAAGCCCTCTTATGGGACATCGCACACCCATATCATGTCCCATAAACGATGAAACCGGGGGAAAAAATTTTCCCTCATTTCATCGCTTTTCATATCCCATAATGGGACTCGCACACTAGGCAGGTTTTTCCTGGTCGGTCAGTTCTTCTTTTTTGGTCCACCATTCAGGTGGTGCGCCGGAATTGACGCCGAAGCTGCCGCAAAAATTATAAAATATTTTCAATGCCTGGCTGGCGTTGGTCGAGGCGATGATGGCGGCTTGCAGCTCCGGTATGGTCATTCGTGGATTCTCCGATTGATAGTGGATTGATACTGGGCAAAACTTCTCCCGCCGGCCGGGGTCCGGCTCTAGATGCTCGGGCCATTTGATGCTCAATGGAGCACCCGGTGTGGCTCGGTCAACTCGTCTATCAGATGCTCCGCCACCGTATCGGGCACGATAAGCTCGATCCGGGCAGGCAGCTCGAGGTCGTTCCGACGCACGGCCAGCAGGTCCGCATATTCAAACTCGATCTGCAGCCCACTGTCCAACTTGACAACGACGGTGCTCATAGCATAGCCACATCGACCCGGTGCCGTTCGACCTCACCGTGGTCTTTATGATGAACGATGCAGTACATGTCGCGGCCTGAGCGGTAACCCTTGGCAGCAGTCCAGGCGTCCTTGGCTGCCATTGTTCTGAAGCTTTCCCAGGTGCAGCCGGGAAACTCCGTGACGTTTTGGGTGTGGATGTGGCCGGTGTAAAAATATCGGTGCCGGGTTTTGCCCCAATCCTCGGCCCGATCGGTAGCCATTATTCCCGGGAGCTGCGCCGGCTTGCAGGTATCCCCATGTCCGGCGCCGATCAAGACATTGTGGAATCGGTGAAACCAGAACTTCGCCGGGTCGTCGTGTATCTCGACCCGGCCATTGCCCTCGTAGAAGAGCGCCAGGGATAGGCCAAGCATCTGGCTGGTATGGTCGTCGTGATTACCAATCAGGTTTTTCACGATCACCTTCTCATGCTTTTTGGCGGCGGCCTCGATGCAGGTCATCATCGCCCGGACCCCGGCGCGTAGCACCTTCGACCAGCGGGTATCTACATCGAGGGCGTGCCCGCTGCGGGCGGTGCGATTATCCATCGAGTCGGCATGGAAGAAGTCGCCGAGGTTCAAAAGGATGCAGGTTTGGCTCTTCGGTGAGCAGGCGACCAGGCGCTTGACTGCCTCGCATAGATTATCCTCGGCAATCTTCAGGTCAAAATTATCTCCCGTTTCGGGAGCGAAACTATAAAGGCCAAGATGTGGGTCACCCATTGGGTAGACGCTCAGCATCTCGTCGGTGGTGTGTTTTGGTGCTGCGGCGATCCGTCCAACGCCTCGCCAATCTTCAAATGCCTCGGCAATGGATTCTCGCAGAAGATCGTCCCGGTCAGCGGTTGCCGCCGTCTTGACCCACTGGATTTTTTGCTCACCGTCGGCATCGTAGAGCGTGCTGGTGCCCTTGACCTGGAACCCTGGCGCAGCGACCTTGACCATATCGCTATCGGGTGCCCAGCCGCGAGCGGCAGCCTTGCGCTTGATGCGGGCCAGCGACCTATAAATATTTCGTTCAGTGGTGCCAAGCTGTTGCGCGGCGCCGCCTCGGCATCCATCGCTGGCGATCAGCGCCTCGATCAAACGACGCTGGGTTTCGGTTTCACAAAATTCTAGGAGTCGATGGTCCTGCATGAAATCACGCATCCCTGTGGAATGGCAAGGATTGCGCTAATTTCTCCGTCGTGGCTCACGGTGGTGCCGATTTTAAGCGTTTTCTTATCTTCATGCGCCAGCCAGCCGACTGACCGCACGACCGGGCAGGCTACCGATTCATGGGTTGACCAAGTGCTATCCTGCAGGACATCCTGCCAGGTGACCTCAACGAGCAGCACGCTTGCGCTTGACCAAGCCGTTGGGAATAAGATAACCCATGATGAGCGGCACCAGGATCACCGCCCCGAGCAACCAGCCACCTGTCTGTATCACTTCGCCTATCAAAGGCCAGAACCCGGTGACCGACTCGGCGCACTGGCCGCCATTGGTCAATAAAGATGTGGCGCCGGCCCCGGCTGCTGCGCCCGCAGCTGCTCCAGCTGGGCCACCGAGTAGCCCACCTATACCTGCGCTTACCCCAGCGACCCCCCCGGTTTTAAGGGCGGCACAACCAGATATAAAAGGGACGACCAGGAGAGTAATTATTTTTTGCACAGGTCGTGATGCAATTTTTTAACGTACAGGCTAACAAAATCGGTCATAAAGAAAGGGATAAATGCGTGAACCATAGCGATCAACGAGGTCCACGCTAGTCCGGCGCTTAACTTTGCCGCACGCAGCCAATGGTCGGCGTATGCTGTCCAACCTTTGCCTATATGGTATGGGTCAAAGACTTTCATCAGCTCCACCATTTATGGATTTTAGTTAAACCTTCCCATAAATTTTTCATCTTTGTTTCCTGTGTTGGAGTTAAATTATTTTAGTCCGAATGCGCTGCCGGTTAAGATTGCACCAAAGGCTAAATGAAAAATGCCACCTCCCATCAAAGTGAATGGGTTATGTTGGCCTGTCATTTTCTTCATTAGTTCAAGTTGAATCAGTGGGTCTTTCACCGTGTTGAGTATCTCTATAAATGTTGCGAGGTCGGGCCTGTTAAGTCCGTACCAAATGGGAACAACCATAAAATCGTACAAGCAAATAACTAGATAGACACTGAGCGCAGTCCATCGCCAATACATCGCACTTTAGTTTAACCACTTGGTCAGGATGCTTGCACCGCCCGCTGACAGGCCCACGGTGGCGAGTAAAATGCCCAATCCCATTCCTCTGCCTCGTTCCATTTGCGCTTCCACTGCTCGTAATCGTCTATTTGATTCTTCAATTCGAGTAGACAGGGTTTCCACTTGGGCGATCAGTTTGCCAATTTCAATCGGGTCAATATCCAAGGGACAACCCTCTGGCACTGCCATCAGGTTTCTGTGCCTGACGGCATCGGCGGCGACATCTCGGGATAGTTAATCGGTTCAACAGCAAGAATGAATGACAAGCCTGGCTCGCTTCGACCACTCCACAACAGGCAGGTGCCGTTAGGTTTGGAGATAACCACCGACGATGATGTTCGATCACGGTTAGCAAAAATTATGAAACCAGTGTCTGGCGCGAGTTCGCCACTCGCAATGACGGCTTCCCCGAATTTTTCGCCCAGCACCTCGATCATGCGCGAAGGGGTCGGCAGGCAGATGATTCGCATCGACACCTGACGCGGCACGGCATCTGGCGGCGGTGCCTCCGCCATCACAGGCGCGGCGATCAGTGCCAGGGCAAGGGCCAACGCTCTCATGGCGTTACAGGCCACTCCGCGCTGTCAACATCAGTCACCGTCGCAAGACCTTCTGGAAGATCGCGCAGTGCTTGTCGGTAGTCGCGCATATCCTCAGTCAAGGTTACGTCTTGGAGAGCGTACCAGTCTGTATTGACGAGCCGTCTGTTTCGATCTTCGCGCAAGTTTGCAATGGCACGGTCAAAAGCACCCGCTGCCCATACCGCCTCTTCGGCATCTCGCGCCGCTTCTTCTTCTGGTGTGAATTGAATCCGTACACCGTTTACCATTTTATGTCTTGCCATCTAAATTGCTCCTAAAATTAAGAAATACCGTACATCTGAATTACACCATCAAAGTTCCCGCTACTCATCTTGAAAGATATTTCATCTATGGCTGAGGTTGTGTTTATGTAGCCAGCCGCGAACGCGTTTATAGAATAATTGCTGAGATGGCAATATTGCGCTGTACTAAAAAAATGCTTTACATAAGTAGTTGAGGAAGGATTAAACAGATGAAGTACCCCAGCACCACTTTCATCCGATCCATTACCCATACTTGCGGCGAGATATTGGTAGGCCGTGCCCTGTGCTTGATCGTTTCCTGCATCGTAGCCGGCGTTGGCATCCGTGTCGTCCTCCACGTGGTAGACCTTGAAGTAGGTGGAGGTGACCGTTTCGTTAAATCCTGTCTGACCATCGGCGTTGACTTGAAACGAAAAATGCGCGCCATCCGTAACTGGATTCACATCCGTAAACACAAACATATACTCATCATAGGTACTGTCTATTCCAGATGTAATATCTATTGAAGAGGAATCACTTGCCGTAGACGTTGAAATCAGTGTTGGTATACCCATCAGCCTACACCGTACATTTTTATAGTTCCATCAAAGTTGCCTGATGACATTTGGAATCGAATGTCGTCTATTGCGGTGGTGTCGTTTATATAACCGGCAGCAAAAGTTTGGCGGGAGGAATCGGGATGTCTATAAGCATTTGTAGTGGCATAAAAATGCTTTACATAAGTTGTATTTGACGGATTAAATAAGTACATTTCTCCCGCAAGAGATTCATCCCCCCCATTTCCCATACCTTCTGCTAAAATCTGAAACGCAGTACCTTGTGCTTGGTCATCGTTAGGCTCGTAACGAACCCGGGCAATGCTGTCATCTTCATAATGTTCTGATTCAAATACTGTACTCGTTATTGCGCTTACATCATAATCACCACCGGGATCATCTGTAGCATTAACTTGAAAAGTAAAATTTTTATCGTTCGTAGCAGGATTTATATCAATAAACTTAAAGATATAAAGTTTGTAAGTGCTGTCTATACCAGTAGTAAAATCAGAAGTGGCAGCATCTGACGATGTATTAGTTGTTATCAGCGTCATTGCCATTAGTTTTTTACTCCCCACATCTTTATAGTGCCGTCGAATACGCCGGTACTCACCTTGAACTGGATATCATCAATTGCGGTGGTGTCGTTTATGTAACCGGCGAAATAATCAGCAAACGCATAATCATTATAAAAAATATTTATATCCCGCCCGTAAAAATGCTTGACATAAGTAGTGGATGCTGGATTGAACAAATGTAATTCTCCGGCTAAAGACTCATCTGATCCATTTCCTAGACTTCCACCTATCTGCTGAAATGCTGTACCGTTTGCTTGATCTGAACCTGCATTGTAGGCTAAGGATGTTGCATCACCAGCCTCTGAGTGATATACCGTAAAGAGGGTACTGGTTATCGTACTTGTATCATAACCACCACCAGGATCATCTGTAGCGTTGACTTGGAAATGAAAAGTTGCTTGATCTGTGCCAACATTTATATTGTAAAACTTAAAAATATATTCCCCGTAAGTTGAGTCAATTTCAGAACTGAACGTTATTGACGCAGAGCCGGAAGCAGTCTGCGTAGAAAGCAGAACTACATCTCCTGTACTGACTCCCGCTACGCCGAACAGTGTTGCTTTATGTGTGCCTAATGGCATTAGCCCATATCCATCCCAGCAGCAAATCCGTACCAGATAGTTCCCCCATCTATAGTGGTGAAGGTGATTACATCAACACCAGAGGTTGTCAGAGTCGGCGCAGTGCCTCCAGCCCAATCTACAGCAGCGGGCCAGTTCACTGTTTGTGATCCACCGTTGGTCAGGATCAGTGTGAATGATCCCGCTGTACCTGTAGTTGGAGGATTGGAGAAGGTGAACGTAGTTGTGGACGTATCAACCGTACCCGTAACAACGTTGCCAAGGGTTAGGTCGATGTCTTGTGTACCACCGCCAATAGCACCTATAGCGTTTACTGATTCAGCGTAGTCTTTTACCACTGGGCGGGTGACTAACTGATCGGCAAATATTGTCTCGCCCGACATAGTACCGCCTGCCAGGGGTAACGCTGTTGATGCAATGGTCAGCGTTTCATCGCTGCCGTCATTGTTTTCTGTGAAACTGACCGCTGTGCCAGCCACCAGCTTGCCGTTAAGGTAGCCTGCTGTCGTATCGTTTGAACTGACCAGAACCTTGACATCGGTATCGGCTGCTATAGCCGACCAACTGGAACCCGAATAGACATTGAGGGCATTTGTCGAGCTATTGAAATAGAGCGCCCCGGCCTGTAACGCATCACTATCATTATCGA